AAGCGGTCATATCATTTTTACCTGTATATTTATAACCTTTATTAGGGTCAGCTAATAATTGTGTTATTCCACCATTAGATAATTTTTTAATAAAATCATTTTTATCTTTTTCTTGTTGATACCCATAGGCCATCCATACTGCGGCTGTACCTAGTGGAAATCCCCCACCTAGTGCAGTGCTTATCATACCACTTATAAAAGCACCTTCTGGGCCTTTATCTAATGAATAAAGACCACCAATTTTTTTAGCTATAGTAGTAGCAGTTCCTTGTATACTTCCTACGGGTTTTTCAAAAAAATTATCGGCGTTAATATTATCAAAACTTTTTGGACTCCCAGTAGCACTAGACGCAGATTTATTACTATCATAATTTCTCATGTAATTTAAATCAGTTGTTATACCTTGGTATATATCTACTGCATCACCAAAGTTATCCACATAAGCTTCACCCGTAGTAGCATCGTACTTTAACAAGTTATTTACTTGTGCTTCTTCACTTAAATCAACTGTAGCACTACCAGAAGGAATATAATCTGTACTTTTTAGTGAACTTTTTTTATCATCCTCATCAGTTGCAAACGCCTCAACATCAACTTCTCCAGTTTTTCCTTCTATATTATATAATTCTTCATTAGGGTCTATAAAATAAGATTGATTTATTTGAGTTGCGTTTGGTAATGCCATATTATTCCTTTATATTTATATCATCTTTTAATTTAATTAATTGGCCCAGTAAAATTGCTTTCCCCTGCTTGCGGTACATTTCCGGTTCCGATGTTTCCATCACCAGTGCCCGATGGGTCTGTTCCTGCTCCGTTTGGAGATACTCCTTGAGGTGCTCCCATAGGGGATTGTTGACTAGTGCCTTGAGCTTGTTCAGTTTCTTGTTGTTGTTGTGCATTTAATCCTTTTAACATTTCGGCAAATATAGCCGCATCATCCATATCATTTACTAAAGTTTCAGGGTCTATATCTTGTGCTATAGCTAACTCTCTTATTAGGTTAGGAATTTTAATAAATGGTGCTAACATTGGGTTAGCAACAGTTTGTAATAATGAAGTTAATCGTTGTGACCTAACTTCTTTTTGCATAACACTAGCCACTCCTCTAGGTTTAATTTCTAAGTCTCCTACAATTTCTGGGTTATCCGTATTGAATTGCATATTCCATTGAAACATTGCTTCACCTAATGGTTTTAACAAATAATCATCTATGTTTTTCATAACTGTTTTTATAGATAGGTTAGCCCCACTTAATAACATAGAAAGACCAGATGATGTTCTACCTGTTCCCGATACACCTGTTTGTCCATGCATAACAGAAGGTATACCTGTCTCTTCATCTGCAAGTTGTCTTGCTTGCATATACATCTGTAGATTTTCTGGTGCAGTATTAGGAAATTTTAATCCATTAATTGCGGTTCCTGTGACACCAGATTGTCGTCTAAAGATTTTTCCCGGAAATATATCCATATTTTGACCCGGAACTAATGATGCTTCATCAACATCAAAAACTAAATTACCTGCTAAAGCTAAGTTATCAATAGCCATTCTAACATGACCATTCATAAGAAGCTGTGCGTCTTCCATATTTTCTGGTACACCTACACCAAATAATTGATAAGGATTTATTTCATATGGTAAAGCTTGATAAGGTATTCTTTGTGGTGTAAATGGATTTATTGCTACTCGTAAAACATGAGCATTACCAACCCAAACATTAACTTGTAATTCGTCTAAATGGTCTAATGAATTAGGTATATCTGCTCCTACCTGTTCTAGTAGTTGTCTATCCAACACACCCCAGTATTCTAATACTTCATATCTGTCAGAAGTTGTACCTTCCCCATAATTTTGTTTATCATATGTTTGAATAATATCTTCGTAATATTCAGTAGTATAATTACCACCCATTGCTAAACATGATTCTATTGCATCTTCATTAAAGAAAGGCATGTTTTTTAAATCACGCATTTGTGAGCGAGTAAATTTATGACGTTGGATTACATAATCACAATCAGATAAACTTGTAGACGCAGGGTCTGGAAAAAAATCCCAACAAGATACTGCTTCTATTTTTGGTATAAGTCTATCGTAAGGAATATACTCTTTTTCCTGTGTCCATTTATGAATTGTTTTGTTATAATTTAATGGCCCTTTAACAATACCTGTACCTAATAAAACTGATTCAAAAATAGAATGACGTAGAGTATTTATTGCATTGTTATCTAATAATTGGTCATGGATAACCTTTTCCATCTTTAATGCTGTTTTTTTAGCAGGAGATATTTGTGGTTGATTAGGTAATCTAGCCGCTCCTTCTATTAAATTAGCACCTTCATACTGGTCTTTTAAACCACCGAGTTTATCCATGCTAGGTGTTGCTTCTGTAGCACCCGGAGGTAATTCTCTACCATCACCTTCATATCCAAAAGGAGATTGTAATTGTTCTTCACCCGGAACTGCTTGATGTACAACATCTGCTATACCTTCTGGTACAGGTGTAGGTTCAACTGTTATGGGAAATTTTTTGTTAGCAAAAAGAACGTCAACAATTTGACCGTAGGCGGCCAAAACTTTTGTCTTAGTTATTTTTATAAAGACTTTACTTTTTTCACTATCTCTAAATTGAGTTGTACTATCGTATACACCTCTATAGTTTTTGTACGCTCGTAACCACCTAGATTCATGTGTTTGTCTAGACGTTTTTGATTCCTCGTATTTACGAGTTACATATCCTATAATACCCGGAAGCTCATCTGCTTCCATAGTTGACGCTTGGTCTGTACCTTGCTTATCATCGACCATTAATAGTCCTTATTAGTATGCTTTTTGTTTATCTGCGTTTAAAACTGATTTATCTAATGGTGCAGATTTAGCAGGAGATGAAGCTTCAATTAAATTACCTTGTTGCTTTATTTCTGGTGTAAAATCTGGTTTCATTCTAGTTAATGGAGCATCTGGTCTATCTGCTTTTATTTTATCAGAACTCATTATATAGTCTTTACCATAGTTATAGTTATTATCTGGCATAGTGCCTCCTTATTTAAATTTTGGTTTTCGTACTGAATTGCCATAGACTTTACCTCCCATGGCGTAAGGTTTTCTTTTAACTTTGCCTCCGGATTTATATGTTAGAGGCTCAATTGGTTTTTTACTTTGTTCCATAATTTCATCATATTGCTTTTTCATATCAAAAATAGCAATAGGAGCGAATACTTTTGGTGCAACTTTATTTACTACTTTACCCATTTTTGTAAGAGTATTGTAGCTACTGTTTAAAAATGTCTTAAAAGCTTTTTGGTATGCAGGCTTATTAAACTGTCTTACTTGGTCATTTGTACCTAATTGATTTAATTTAGACTTTATATTTGTTTTAGTAATAGTTTTTTTAATATTTTCAGCTTCAGAAGCATCTATTTTTCCTTCTTTAACAGCTAAATCTAATTCTTGAATAGTATTAGATACGCCATGTATTTTTGCGTTGTATGCTACATTTTCAAATAGTGAGTATCCTCGTAAATTAAAATTAACTTTATTACCCTGTGCTTTTATTGCATCATACGGTGCTACAGCAGTTGATGTTGATTTTTTTTGTGTAAAACCACCTAAACTATCTATTAAAGTTGTTACAGTATACTGAGGCTTTACATTTATACGTTTTTTTGCTACCTCTGATATAACAGGAACATTTGTTTTAATTATTTTAGGCTTTGTTTTTAATCCTTCTTTTTTCTTAGATTTTGTTATTCTATCGTTTTTATAGTTAGCAATTCTTTCAGTTGCTAAGTTTTCTAATTCATAATACTGAGCTTTTGATATAGCATTAAAAACTTTTTTACTACCAATTAACGCCCTAATTTTTCTTTCTAAACTTTGTATTCTAGCTTTTTGAGTTGAAGTAGTAATACCTCTACGAAGTGTACTAGTATTAAAAGCTTTAGTAATTAGTTCGTTAATCTTTCGATATGTTTCTCCAAAAATTACATCACCTTTACTTAAATTTGCCATAGTTAATAACCAAATGTTGCATCACTAGGCTCATATGCAACTCTATCCTTTATTCTGTTTAATGTTGTATTTAATGTAGGTTGATTAGATTGCCTAGTCATAATCATATACCGCAATGCATCATACGCATGGTCATCTGCTTTTGTATCTACATCTTCTGGATTTGTTTTTGATATAGGTATACTTGACAGTGTTCTTATTAAATTTGTACAAGTACTAAATATTTTTAATTTAGGTTCTGCTGTTCTAGAATCTATTTGTAATCTTCGATGAACTTCTACTTTACCAGAAATTCTATCTCTATCAGCAGGTAACCAACGAACACCATTGCGTATCATTGTTTCTGCTATACTAGGGCCTAAACCAACTTTATTCCAACAACTTGTATCTAAAATAGATAAAGACATTGGAGGGTCATTTCTTTCCATTTCTAATATCATTCTAGCTAATGCTTCACCTGTATATCCTGCCGAGTATAATTCACGATAGATATAAATATTACCATCAAAATCTACTGTGCCCCATAATACACAAGATGGAGAAGCATAACCATAGTCAGCCGCTCTAAACCGTTGCCATCCTACAGGAATTTCTACTGGTTCCATAACATGTAAATGTCTAGAAAACTCTGGAAAAGCCGCACCTTCTGCAACTTCCCAATCACCATCTAATAATCTTTTTCTTTCTACATCTGGTAAAGAACGAAGCATAGCTTCATATTGTCCATCTACCATTAGATAAGGGTTATCTGTTAATCTAGCAGGAATAAACTTTCGTTGAAAAAGAGGTTGTCCTGCTTTCTCATGTTGCTCTGGCCATCTATATATTTCACCAGATTCTATATCACCTGCCGCAAATGGTTCATGTGGTGGTGATGGGTCTACATACATTTTCTTTACCCACCATCCTCCTAAACCACCGGGATTGGCTGTACACCTCATATAAGGTTTTATTTCTTGATTTGTAGTTCTTAATCGAGAACGCAAGTATTCCCAAACATAAGGGGTAGGGTAATGCGTTATTTCATCAATACCTATCCAATTAAAAGCTTGACCTTGATATCGGGTTACATCTTTATCTCTATCGAGATATGAGAACCATGCAGTAGCTCCACTAGGAAATATCCACATTGACTTGGATTCCTTAAATACTGCTCCGGGAAATGCTTTCGGATACAATTGCTTGCTTTTATCAATTAGTTCTGTTAGTTCGTCTAAGGTTCTTCTAATTAGCAAGGCACGATGGTCTGACAGATGAGCATATCTTAGCAAATCTGCTAATAACGCATATGATTTACCGCCACCGGCGGCTCCCCCATATAGCACATCTCTTTCTGGAGATGCTAAAAAATCTGTTTGTGGCCCTTCATTAGGTTTAAATACCACATTTTCTTGTTCTATTTGTTCTTTTACTGCTTTTGGTGCTACTTTTAGGTCATTTTCTGTTAAAACAGAAGGATTTTTACCTGTAAGTGTACCTTCTATCTTTTTTAAACCTTTTTCTAGGTATCTTACCTTATCACGCTGTGCTTTTACTTGTTTTACCTTGTTTTCAGCAGTTTTTTTAGCTTGTCGTAGCTTTTTTTGTGCCGCTTTTCTTGCTTTTGTCGCTACACTGTAGTTGTATTGACGTTTTGGCTTTGGTGGTGGTACATCATTCACTTAATCTTCCCCATGTTCACCTAATACTTTTTTTCTAAGTCCTTGTGGGGATATCTTTCTACCGGTTGTGGCAGTGAGCCAACTAGCAACTTCCCGATAAGAGCAAGACTGAAGATAAGTTTTTGCTTTTTTATAAGCCTCAAGCTCTTTCTCGATAGGTAATAACGTTTTGGTGTCTTCATCTAGTTTATATCCGAATGGTATGGTTGATGTTTTTCTTGTGTTTTGGGTGGTTGTGCTTGTTTCCATGCTAAGTAAATTATAAATTTGTTGTGTAAGTCTATTGGTTTTAATAA